AACAACTTGTAGTTCAGAACGTAGCAAATCAGGCTTTTCCAATGCTTCAGTATTTGGACACAGTTCAGTCTAAGCGTACTGGTGTGTCTGATGCTTCACAGGGTTTAGACCCATCTATCTTGCAGAATGTCACGGCAGCAGCAGTAGCTTCAATGCAACAAGCTGGCGCAGGTAAGATTGAACTGATGGCTCGAATCTTTGCTGAGACAGGCGTTAAGTCTTTGTTCAAGGGTATCCTTCACCTGCTCTGTAAGTACCAAGACAAGCCTCGTTTGGTGCGTATGCGTGGTGAATTCGTAGAGTTTGACCCTCGTACATGGGCTAACCAGTATGACGTAGCCATTAACGTGGGTTTAGGCGCAGGAAATCGTCAAGAGCAGATGGCTATGCTATCTATGGTTCTTGCTAAACAAGAGCAGTTGATTGCTCAGTATGGCCCTGCTAATCCTTACGTTTCACCTGCTCAATATCGTGGCACTTTGGGACGCATGGTAGAGATTGCAGGGTTTAAGGATAGTGCTGAGTTCTACAAGCCTATTACACCAGAGCAAGACCAAGCGTTGAGTAATCCTCCTCCGCAACAACAAGCCCCAATGCCTCCAGAAGTGCAAGCATTGATGGCTAGGACTCAGGCTGAGATAGAAGCCAACCAAGCCAAAGCACAAGCTGATATGCAGATGCAACAACAACAACAACAGATTGACATGGAAATGGCTCAGCAAAAAGCAGGGCTTGAGATGCAATTGTTGCGTGAGAAAGAGGCGGCTAAGTTGCAATTAGAGCGTGAGAAACAACAGGCTTACTTCTCATTGAAACAACAAGAGTTTGAAGCTGAAGCACAACTCAAAGCAATGAAGATTGGCGCTGGTATTACTTCTAACGTAGAAATCAGGGGTTAATTATGCCTTTAAGCAATACAGAATTAACCAGCTTGCTTGATGGTTTAAGTAGCGGTAGATTTAGTGCTAGTGAGTTTTTAAATCAAATTACGGCAAATAATGCCTCTGCAAACCAAGCTACAGAAGCAGGTTTAAAGTTATTGTATGACTCTGGATATAGCCCATCAGAAGCCGCTAGTTTGTGGAATGATGCGTTTGGTACAAGTTTTACACCAGAGGATTACACAACAAGTCTAAACAACTATGGAATTGAGAAAGTAGCCAAGCCACAAATTGCTGTGTTTGGTGACTCTATTAGTTCTTCTGTTGGCTATGCTTTAGATGGAAAAGGCGGTGGTTACTCAGACACTACCTACGGAAACAATCTAGCCCAATACCTTGGTCAGTCTTTGAAGGTAAACGCTGCCAACAACTCAATGGGTGGTACAACATCTAGCGATTCTCTAACAGGTACTGGTGTTCCATATGCAGGTAGTGCATTACCAATTGAGTATGGTAATTTTGCAAACTACATTACAGAGAACAAGCCAGAGACTGCGGTATTAAGGTTTGGTGCGGCTGATGCAATTAGACTAAACAATGCTGACACTACTTTAAAAAACATTGAGGAAATGGTTAAGGTTTCAGAGGCTAATGGAACTAAACCGATTCTTGTAGGTGTAACACCATTTGCAAAGATGGGTGACTTTAACGCAGGTAACATTGACGCTGGCATTACAGATAGCATGATTGCATCTGCTAATGCGATTAACAAAGGTATTCAAGACCTAGCAAGCAAGTATGGTGTTCAGTTCATTGACGTAAGACAAGTTCCAGTAACTCAGGGTGCTTTGCTTGATGGCGTACACCCAAGTGGAGAGTATGGCGCAGCATTAAACAACTACATTGCCAATGAAATTAAAGACGCTGGTGTTTTCAAGCCAGCAACAAAGGTAGCAGAGCCTACCGCAATGAGTACAGCACCAAAAACACTAGCTGCTTTACCTACAGAAGACATAGTTTCTGGCTCATTAAGTCAATCTACCGCTAAGTCTTTAGTTGGTAACACGACTAGTCAAACAATTCAAAATTTGATTTCTTCTGGTGCTTTTGAAGCCAACCAAAACAATCCTATCTTAATTGATGGTACTTATTACCAACCTGTTCATGCTTCTACAGGTTCTGGTGAAAACTTTGATTTAGGGCCACTCCAAAATGTTCTTACATATAAAGAAAGTGAAAACAAAGTTGGTGGCGATATAAATTACTATAGTCCATCTGGTGAGTATCAACAAACAACACAACAACAAGAAGTAAATGCAACAAAAGGCTTCATGGATTTTGCTTTAAAAGCAGGAACTTTGTTTGGGTTGCCAGCAGGTATTGGTCAATCATTAGGTCTAGGAACTAATGCACTTAGCCAAGCTGTTGGTCAAGGATTGCTAACCGCTGGAACTCAATTAGGTGGTGGTGCTAGTTTAGAAGACGCTTTAAAAGCAGGATTGCTTGGTGGTGGTGCTGGTTATTTAGGTTCTTATTTAGATAGGGCAGGTGGTGCTGTTTTAGGTGATGCTAGTGACATAGCTATATCTATGGCAGATGCTGGTTCTTCATTAACAGAAATTGAAACTGCATTAAAAAATAGTGGATTCAGCGCAGATGTTGTAACAGAATCTTTAAAAGACGCTGCCAATACATTAGCACCTAAAGCCTTAAATATTCCATCTAATGTTTCTGCATTAACTGACGCTGTAAATGTTGTTGGTCAATCTGTAGCACCATCGTTATCAAATTTAATTTCTACAATTGCAACTACACCAACTACTACACCAACTCAAGTAACTGCACCCACAACAACTCAAACAGTAAATGTTGAGGCAGCAAAAACTCCTCAACAAGTTGACCAAAGAGTTTTAGATTTAGTTAACAGTCAGATTGCATCTAACGTAACTACACCTACAAACTTAGCTAATGTTCAAGTTACTACACAAAAGCCAACAACAATTCAAGATGTTGTTAATACTATTACATCAGTAATACCAACAATTACACCATCTGCTGCTCAAACTATTGCACAACAAGTTATAACAAGTAATAGACCTATAACAACACAAGATGTAATCAATGCAGTTGCTACAACAATTCCTACTGCAACTACACCTGTTACTACACCAACAGCAGTTACGCCAGAACAAGTTATAACAAGCAATAAGCCAGCAACTGTTCAAGACATTGTTACTGCTCTTACATCTACAATTCCAATTACAAATGCTCAAGCTACTTATGTTGCTGAACAAGTAATCTCAAGCAATAAGCCAGTAACAACTCAAGATGTAATTAAAGCAATTACTACAGTAATTCCTACTGTCACTCCTACACCTATAACAACACCTACAACAACACCTACAACTGTTACTACAACACCAGAAGTAAAAGTAACTGCACCTAAGACAACAACTACGCAAGATATTATCAATGCTATTACTACAGTAGTTCCAACGGCAATTACTCCTACAACAATACCAACTCAAACAGTTATTGCTGAAAGACCATCTAGCATTACAGATGCGGTGACTGCTGCAACCATTCCATTGATTCAGCCAACTACGCCATTGACAGTTACGGAAGTAAAAGCACAACAAGACTTAACTAATGCAGAAAAGATTAGACTTGCTCAACTTGGATTGACTGCTGCTAGTGTGCTTGGTGCAGGGGCTGCTGTTGCTGGTGGCCCTACCCAATACGATATTGTTCCTGTTCCAACAGATTGGACAAGCCCACAAACTATTGCTCAGACATGGAACTATCCAAGACCAATAGACTTTGGTAATCGTAATCTGCTTATGGGTACTCAATGGGAGAAGTTTCTTGACCCCAACTATGGCAGAGTTCCAGAGCCAACAGTATATTCACAGCCATCAAACCTAAGTTATAACGATTTGATGAGCATATTAGGTAACAAGCAGGGTATGCCTTCTAGTTCTAATTTAAGTATCAACGACATTATTTCTGGAATACAAAACCAATATGGACAAGTACCTTCTCGCACAATGGGCTAAAAACCTGTTAAATGATGATTTCTTCAAAGAAGTCATAGATAACTTGAAAAAAGAACAAATTAGTGTAATAATTAACACAAGTGCAGAAGAATCTGATAGGCGTGAGGATGCTTATCGGCACATTAAATCTATTGAACTGATTACAGGACACTTAGAAGGCTTAGCCTCAGAAACTGTAATTAGAGAGAAGAAATGGAAAATTCTATAGGGTTTACCCTATCCTCCGTCCAGAAGGTTTCTGGCGATTATTGAGATGACACATGGAAAACACCAACCCACAAGGGAGTGATAACCTAAATGTAATGCAAGCCGCTTCAGCGTTTGAAGGACTGATGGGTGATTCTGAGGAAGCCGAACAAGGCCAAGCCGAGGAACAAACAGAGGAAGTTCAAGAGACTGATGAAGTTGAGTATTCTGAAGAAGAAGAACAACCCAAGCAGAGATATAAAGTCAAAGCATCTGGTGAGGAAGTCGAAGTAGAACTAGACGAACTTATCAAGGGTTATCAGCAAGGTACGGATTACACTAAAAAGTCTCAGGCTCTAGCTGAACAACGTAAGGCAATTGAAGCTGAACGTGGTCATTTAGAGTATGTAAAACAAGAGCGACAGGCATATGCCCAGAAGTTGCAAGCGTTGGATAGCTTCCTTACGCAGCAAAATCAGGGTGTGGACTTAGATGTTCTAAAGGAAACAGACCCTATCGGTTATGCGGTAGCGGTAGCTGAACAGAATCAGCGTGAGAAGCAGTTAGCAGTAGTCAGGAATGAACAGCAACGCATTGCCCAACAGCAACAAGCCGAGCAACAAGCCACTTTGCAAAACCATCTCCGTCAAGAATCTGAGAAGCTAGTGAGTCTGATTCCTGAGTTAGCTACGCCACAGGGTGATGCGGTACGGAAACAAATCCGTGACTATGCAAAGTCTGTTGGATGGTCTGACCAAGAACTCAGTTCCGTATATGACAGTCGTGCTGTGCATACATTGTATAAAGCAATGAAGTATGAGCAACTTCAAAAGAGCAAACCAGAGTTAAATAAAAAACTCTTGGCTGCCCCTAAGATGATGCGTTCTGGAACTTCTGCGCCTCCTACAAGGTCTGCACAAGATAAACAGGCTATGCAAAGGTTGCGTGAAACTGGAAAAGTTACTGACGCTGCCAGAGCATTTGAACGATTTTTATAAATTTTGGAGTATTAAATTATGGCTACCTATCAAACATATACCGCAATCGGTATGAGAGAAGACCTCTCTGACGTTATCTATAACATCAGCCCTACAGACACACCTTTCATGTCTACCATTGGTAAGACAAAGGCTACTGCTGTTTATCACGAGTGGCAGACCGATTCCTTGGCTGCTGCTGGCTTGAACGTAACAGTCGAGGGTGCTACTGCATCTGACGCTACTATGTCTCCTACCACTCGTGTGGGAAATCGTTGCCAGATTTCACAGAAAACAATCAAGATTTCTAACACCTTGCAAGCTGTAGATAAAGCTGGTCGTAAGTCTGAAAAGGCTTATCAGTTGGCTAAAGCATCTGCTGAAATCAAGCGTGATATGGAATTGACATTACTCAGCAACCAAATTGCTACAAATGGTAACTCCTCTACTGCTCGTGCTTTGGGTGGTTTGCAAGCATGGTTGGCTACCAACTATTCTGGTGGCACTTCTGGCGTTGCTGGTGCATCTGGCACAACTGCTCGTACAAACGGCACTAACCGCACTTTTACAGAAGCAATCTTGCAAACTGTTGTTAAGAGCGTTTATACCGCAGGTGGCAATCCTAAAATCTTGATGGTCACTCCTGCCCACAAGCAAACAGTATCTGCTTTTGCTGGTATTGCTGCTCAGCGTTACATGGCCCCTACAAATGCGCCTACGACTATCATCGGGGCGGCAGACGTATACCTGTCAGATTTCGGCACTTTGAGCGTGGTTCCCTCACGTTTTATGAACAGCACTAACTCCGCTGATGATGTTGCATATCTGCTTGACCCTGACATGGCTGCTGTAGCTTATCTGCGTCCCTTCCAGACCAATGAGTTGGCTGTTACTGGTGACAACGAGTCTACACAACTGTTGGCTGAGTTCACATTGGAAGTTAAGAACGAAGCTGCACATGGCATCATTGCTGACTTGACCTAACACTTAGGTGATTCCAAAAATGCCTCAGACTAACCCTCTGGGGCATTTCTTTTTCTAGCAAAACTGATAGAATTAGTGTATGCAAAACCCTGTCAAATTTAGAGATTCTGTAGTCCATGCTGATGGCGAAGGCGGTATTGTTATTGAGACTAAACAAGACATTACAGACATTATTGAGCAGAACAAAAAGGAATATAACTCCTTTGATGAACGTGCTAAATGGTCTGATGAGTTGTTTGGTAACAAGATAGCCTCTATCCCATTTACAGTTATTGACGAACTTAACAAACAGGGCGTTATGCGTGGCTTTGATGTGATTGATGAAAAGCGTTTTAAAGCATGGTTAAACGAGCGTGATAACAGAGTTTTTAGAACTCGGACAGGAGTTGTATGAGTTTCACTACCTACTCTGACTTACAGACTTCAATAGCTAATTATTTGGCTAGGACTGACTTAACAAGCCAGATACCAGACTTTATTACTTTGGCTGAAAATCGTTTGCGTAGAGAACTACGAATTCGCCAGATGCTTAAATCCGTTACAACTTCAACTGTTGCCTCAGATGCTACTGTGGAGATACCTAGCGACTTCTTAGAGATTAGAGATTTTGTCGTAATGACTAACCCAATTCAACCATTGAGTTACTCTAGCCCATCGTCTTTGTCTAATAATCCAAGAACTTCACAAGTTGGTGTTCCTAAGTCTTATACGATTCTTGCTAGTGAGTTTCAATTAACACCTGCACCTGATGGCGTTTATACGTTAAAGATGCTTTACTACGCTGCGCCAACGTATCTGTCAGCAACTAACACATCTAACGTATTTCTCACTACAGCCCCTGATGGCTTGCTGTATGGTGCATTGGTTGAGGCAGAGCCATATCTAATGAATGATGCTCGTATCAATACATGGGGTTCTATGTATGACAGAGCAATTTCTTCTCTCACTAGGTCTGATGAAAGCACTCAGTATTCTGGTGTACCCCTGTCAATCAAATTAACTGCAAGGTGAATCTATGTCTGAAATGAGCAACTATCTTGAGAACGCTTTAATTAACGTAACTTTACGAGCAACAAGCTACACAGCACCTACAACTGTTTATGTAGCACTTTATACAACTGACCCCACAGATGCAGACACAGGAACTGAGTGTTCTGGTACATCTTATGCTCGTCAATCTGTAACTTTTGGTTCGCCTAGCAATGGTGTTACAACTAATTCTGCTGTGATTGATTTTCCTCAAGCTGGTAGTGCTTGGGGAACAATTACACACATTGGAATTCGTGATGCTTTGACAGCAGGTAACTTGTTGTATCACACACCGCTAGATGCCTCTAAAACAATTGCTTCTGGTGATGTATTCCGTATTGCTTCAAGTTCTTTGTCAGTAACATTGGCATAAGATGGCAGATTTACTCCCGCCTTGGACGATAGACTCGCTTGACAATTTAAAGTCAAGCATAGATAACCTGACTCTAACTTTAGACAGTTCTCTATATACAACGTCTGTTACCTTGTGGGATGCCTATGGTTCTGTTAATGCAACAGCAACTGTAACGGCTAGTGCCTCTAATGTTCAATCTGCTAGTGCGTCTGTAACTTGTAGTGCAAGTGTATCTGCTAGTGCAAACATCATTCAGTCTGCTAGTGCAAGCATAACTGCCAATGCAACTGTTTCTGCTAGTGGAACAATTGTTCAATCCGCTAGTGCATCTATAACTGCTGAAGTAACATTCACAGCTATTGGTGGTGTTATTTTAGATGGTGCTGCAAGCATTGAAGCTAATGCAACAGTAACGGCATTGGGTTCTTTAATTATTAGCGTAAGTCCATCTATAACTTGTCTTGCAACAATAACAGCAAATGGTATTATTCTTGGTGACAATTGGACTCCAGTTGTAGGAGACACAAATACATGGACTACAGTAGCTGCTAACAGCAATACATGGAGTACACCATCTCAAGGCTCAAACACTTGGCTTAGACAGGGTTAAATATGGCTACACAAAGAGTAACATTTGGTGAGTGGATGCCTGACCAATCTGGTATATCTGGGGCTTTGACAGACGCTAAAAATGTTGTGTCTCAAGCTATCGGTTATGGCCCATTCCCTACGCCAGTTGCTTTATCAAGCGTTGCAGCAGAGAATTTAACATCTCTGTATGCGGCTAAAGCCCCTGATAGCACAACTTTTTTGTTTACTGCTGGCGCATCTAAAATTTATACAGTAGGTGGAACAGGAACACTTACGCAAGTTAACACAGGTTTGACAACAAGTGGATTTGATAGAGTTCGGTTTACTCAGTTTGGTAAAAGAGTAATTATTTGTAATAACTCTAATAAATTAAAATCTTGGGTGTTAGGCACTTCAACCACATTTACAGAGATTTCTGCAGATGCACCAATTTGCAAGTTTATTACTGTTGTAAGGGATTTTGTTGTTTGTGCAAACACTTACGAATCAACTGCTCAGCAGCAGTACAGGGTTCGTTGGTCTGCAATCAACGATGAGACAGATTGGGTTGAAAACGTAAATACACAGTCTGATTATCAGGACATTCCTGATGGAGGTCAGATTATGGGAATTCGTGGTGGTGAGTTTGGCATTATTTTGCTTGAGCGTTCTATCCATCGAATGACTTATGTAGGGACTCCGTTTATTTTTCAATTTGATAACATCTCTAGGAACAAAGGTTGCATGGTTTCTGGCTCTGTAGCGCAGTACCAAGGCATCACGTTTTTCTTATCAGACGATGGTTTTTATATGTGCGATGGACAAAACGTCATACCTATTGGCTCTGAGAAAATTGATAGATTCTTTTTGAATGATGCTAGTGAAGCAGACTACCCTACAATGTCTGCGGCTATTGACCCTGTTCGCAAACTTGTAATCTGGAATTACAAAAGTGTTGACGCAAGTCGTAAACTAATGATTTACAACTTTGTAACTAAGAAGTGGACGTATGCAGACGCAGGGACGGATTACTTGGGTGAAGCATCATCAAGTGCTTTAACTTTAGAAGATTTAGACACAATTTCCGCAAGCATTGATGCTTTAACTACTAGCTTAGATTCTTTGCTGTATATCGGTGGTAAGTATTTCTTAGGTGGAACTTACGGAACTAAGGTTTATTCCTATACTGGAATAAATCTTACAGGGAATATCTCAACAGGAGATATAGATGTAGGTGCTAATTCCGTGGTTACTTTGGCTCGGCCTATTGTTGACAATGGCTCTGGGTCTTTGTCTATTGCGTCTAGGCAACTGTTAAATCAATCTGTGACTTATGGCACTTCTACTGCTGCTGATACTGAGAACAGGGTATCTTTGCGTAGTGCAGGTAGGTATCACAGGTTAAACCTAGTCCCTAGCGGTTCTAATTGGAAGACTGCCGTGGCTGTGGATGTGGATATTACGCCACAAGGGGTTAGATAATGTTTAGAAGCCTGCCTGCGTTTGGTGGTGACCAGAGGACTGTGGCTGAAGTAGTCCGTGGCATCATGGACGGAAAGACGAATAACACAGGGACTTTGACTCTGGCAACTGGTGGGGCTACTTCTACTACTTTGACAGACAGAAGGATTGGCCCAGATAGCGTGATATTGTTTGTCCCTATCTCTAGTGCTGCTTATGCTGATTACACTCCTTATGGGGCTTTTCAGAGCGTTGTTGACCAAACTCTTACTGCGGCAAATACTGCCTATGCGATGACGCTAGACACAACAGACGTATCCAATGGGGTAACTCTTAGCAATAGTTCTAGGATAAATGTAAAAAACGCTGGTATTTATAATTTCCAATGGTCTGGACAGTTCCAAAATACAGATACTCAAGAGCATGATGCAAGCGTTTGGTTGCGTAAAAATGGAACAGATATTGTTGGTTCTGCTGGTCTTATCTCTGTGACTAATTCTCATGGTGGAATTGATGGACATACAATTATTGGATGGAACTACTTTCTTGAACTAGCGGCTAATGATTACATTGAGTTGTGGTGGTCTGCCCCAAGCACTCAAGTTTCCTTACAGTTTTATGCTGCTGGAACTAGCCCTACAAGACCTACAACAGCGTCTGTCATTGCTACCATGAACTTTATTTCAGTAAATTCATTGACAAACATTTACGCTAGTTCTCAGGGGCAAGGTACGGCTACGATTAGCCACTTTGCAAACACAACTGCCAATAAGACATATCGGTATGCAATTATTGGTTGATTTTAATAATTTATGTATAATGGTTTCCGTGGATGACCCATCTCGGAATCCAAACTTTTAGGAGTAAAGATGGGAACTACTACCACTTCAATTGACCCAACAATTCAGCCTTACCTGCAATATGGTTTGACAGAGGCACAGAAACTGTACCAAGGCGGTGGCCCTGCGTACTATGGCGGTCAGACTTATGTAAGCCCTTCAGCAACTACACAAACTGGATTACAGGCTTTAGAGGCTCGTGCTTCTTTGGGTAATCCTTTGCTTCAGTCTGCTCAACAGCAACTGCAAGGTACTGTGTCTGGTGACTACTTAAGTGGTAATCCATTCTTCCAAGGTGCGTTTAGACCTGCTGCTACTGCTGCTGAGACTCAGTACAGACAGACTTTAGGCGACATTGGCTCTAAGGCTAGTTTAGCAGGACGTTATGGCTCTGGTGCTATGGGTAGCTTGCAAGACAGAGCGACTAATACATTTGCTCAGAATCTAGCTAATACTGCTGGCACTTTGGCTTATCAGAACTACGCTGATGAGAGAGCAAGACAGCAAGCGGCTACTATGGCTGCACCTGCAATGGCTGGTGCTGACTACCAAGACATTCAACAGTTGTTAAATGCAGGTCAGATGCGTGAGGGTTATACAGGTCAGCAAACGCAAGCTGACATTAACAAGTTTAACTTCTTGCAAAACCAACCACAACAGAATTTGTCTAACTATCTGTCAATGGTTTATGGCAACCCAATGGGACGCGTTACTAACCAGCAAACATCAGGGCCAACTGGCTTTCAGAACTTGTTAGGTTTAGCTGCCGTTGGTGGTGGTTTGTATAAAAATTTAGGTCAACCTAATTTGAGTGCATTTAATCCTTTTGGTTCAAGTTTTTTAAACTCTGGATTTGGTTCTGGATTTGGGTTTGGTAATCAAGACCTTGGTTTAAATTTCTAAGGACTAACATGGCTGGACTATTAGACATTTTTGGTACTGGTGGTGTTGACACTATGGGACTACTTGGTATGTCTCAAGGAGATATATCACGCAATCGTGACGATGCACAAGCACAAGCCTTGTATGCCCTAGCAGGACGTTTGTTTCAAGGTGGTAACACAGGACAGTCTATTGCTGAAGGTTTGCAAGCTGGTCAGAAAGCCTATAAAGGCGGTATGCAAGACACATTGCAGACTCAGTTGCAAAATTATCAATTGCAAGAATTGTTGCGTAAACGTAAAGAAGAAGAACTTACAAAACAACAACAATTGCAAGCACAACAAGTTTTGGCTAAAGCATATCGTCCTGAGACATTTGCTGAAACACCATTGACTAACATTTTTGGTCAAGAGGTTGCAGGGCCAAACCAACCACAAGCGGCAGGTGGTGGACTTAAAGCTGTTCAGCGTGAGTTAATGGGTCTTGGCCCTGCTGGTATGACTGCATTGCAAACTGCATCAGGTGTAGAAAAAGCATTGCGTCCAGAAGGTTATACGCTTGGTGAAGGTCAGATTCGCTATGAGATTGGGCCTGATGGTAAGCCTATGTCTGTTGCATCTGGCGCACCAAAACGTGAGCCAGTACCTAGTGCTATTGCTGAGTATAAATTTGCACAAGACCAAGGTTATAAGGGTTCTTTCCAAGACTTTGAACTTGCTAAACGAGCAGCAGGTGCGCCTAAAGTTGCGGTAGATTTAAAAGACCCTACGGCAGTTGCAAAAGCACAATCAGATGTTATTAAAGATTGGCGTGGCGTAGTTAAAGATGTTGGTGCAATGGAAGTTGCTGACCGATATAAAGCCGCTAAAGCTGCGGTAGAAGAAGCAAACGCTGGAAATAAAACTGCTGATGGTGCATTGATTTATGCTATTGGGAAGATTTATGACCCTTCTGGTGCTGTTCAAGAGGGTGATAAGAAAACAATTCTTGGTAATCGTTCTATCCCTCAATCAATTCAAGCATACGCTCAAAGAGCATTGAATGGTCAAGAGTTACTGCCACAAGAGCGTGCTGGACTACTTGCAATTGCAGGTAAGTTAGTTGAATCTAAGGCTCGTAATCTTGAGGCTCAAAAAGCACCTTATACAAGTATTTCTCAGCAATTGGGTGGTAATGGTTCATTATTGCTAAACCCTCTTGCAGAAGCATTAGTAGCACCTGTTCAAGCAATGCCATCTATGGCTGATATTGCTGCTGAAATTGCTCGTAGGAAAAAATAATGGACTTAACCAAACTATCAGATGATGACTTACTGGCATTGCAATCAGGCGACTTGTCTAAAGTCTCTGATATTGGTTTAGCTGTTCTTGGTGGAACAAAAGTAGCTGAAGCACCTAAACCTGCAAAGCGAATGACAAGAGAAGAAGCAATTAAAGAAATTACCACTTCTCCTCGTCCAGAGCAAATGCAGCTTGGAAGTGCTAGTGATTTTGGTAGACAATTAGGTTTAACAGGTAGAGCCGCATTAACTGGTGCTTTATCTATTCCTACAATGGGTGCTGATGCCTTGACAGGGTTAATTAACATATTGGCAGGTCGCCAAGTTATGCAACCAACTAGCCAAGCATTGCAAAACCTGATGACACAAGCAGGTGTTCCTACTCCACAAAATCCACAAGAGCGTGTCGTTCAAGATGTAACTAGCGCAGGTTTTGGTGTAGCAGGGCCAGCGTCTATTGCTCAAAGATTTTCGCCTTCTGCTCAAGAATTCTTTACTAAGAGTTTAGGAACACAAGGTGCTGCGGCTACGGCTGGTGCATTAGCATCTGGTGCGGCTCGTGAAAGCGATATTGGCCCTGTTGGTCAGACATTGGGGGCGTTAGGTGGTGCTATTACGGCAGGTGGTGCGGTAGGCTCTGCACCTGTTATGGCTAGAACAGCTAAAGAAATTGTCCGTCCATTTACAGAAGCAGGACGTGAAGTCATTACGGGCAATGTGTTGCGTAACTTGGCATCTGATGCTGAACAAGCAATAAAAGCTGGTGCTACTTATATTCCTAAGATTGGTGGTTATACACCTACGACTGCACAAGCAACTCGTGATATTGGACTGATTAACGCTGAAACTGCGTTAAAAGGATTGGATGTAACAAAGGGGCGTTTTGCTACTCAAGCATTAGAAGCTAACCAAGCGCAGATGGCTATTCTTAATCGTCTTGCTAAAGATGATGACGCACTTACAGCAGCTATTAAAAAACGTGATGAAGTAACTGCGCCATTGCGTGAGCAAGCGTTTGCTAGTTCTACTGTTACACCAGAGACATTTCAATCTGGAATTGCTTTGACAGTTAATAAGACTATTGATGACATTCTTGCCTCACCAGTTGGTAAGCGTCAAACTGTTATATCTGTAATGAACGATGCTAAAGGCGATATTGCTCGTGCAACAACTCCTGCTGAACTTTATGAGATTCGTAAGGATTTAAGGGCTGCTGCTCAAGGATTGTTAGACAAATCAGCTAAAGATGGCCCAACATCAGGGGCTTATAGAGCCGCAAAACCACAACTAGAATCTGTTATTCGTGCAGTAGATGATGCTATTGAAGCAGGTGCTACTGGCTACAAAGATTACTTGTCTAAGTATGCGGCTTCTAGCAAAGGTATTGAAAGACTTGAAGCTGCTCAACAGTTTAAGAGTAAGGTCTTATCAACTACTCCTGACCCATCAAGAGCAAATGATTACTTGATTTCACAACCCAAGTTTTTAAATGCTATTCGTGCGGCTGAGAAAGAAACTAATCTTTCTACTACTCAACTTGCGGTATTAAAGCGTGTTGCTGAAGACTTAGATAGTGGTGTTTTAGCTCGTGCTACAAAATCAATGGGTTCTGATACATTCAAAAACATGAGTACCGCTAATGTTATTGGTGGCATGATTGGTAAACAAATGTTTGGTGATGTTCCTCCTGTTTTACAGAAAATATCTGCACCAATGAATTGGTTGTATAACGGCACAGACGATGCAATTCGTGAGTTGTTAGTTAACGCAATGCTAGACCCTAAACTTGCTTCTACATTGATGAAAAAAGCATCAGTAATGACAGTAGAGCCTTTAAACAAAGAATTGCAACGCAAAGCACTACAGTTAGGCTATGGTGCAACATTTGGTTTAACTGAAAAACCATATCGTGTAGATTTAACTGGAATGGCTAACCCCTAAGAGGACATTATGGCAAAGACAAAAATTAGCGAATGGAGTTCGACTCCTGCAAACAACACAGACATTGACAGTATCAATATCGCAGAGGGTTGTGCGCCATCTGGTATTAACGATGCTATCCGAGAGTTAATGTCTCAGGTTAAAGACTTGTATTCTGGTACTACTGGTGACTTAATTGCTGTTGCAGGTGGCGGTACTGGTGCAGGAACTCTGACAGGTATCCTTAAAGGCAACGGAACATCAGCATTTACTGCGGTGACTGCGCCTAGTGGAACAATTGTTGGTGATACTGATACTCAGACTCTGACAAACAAGACTCTGACTACACCTACTCTGACAAACCCAACAGTCACCAACTATGTAGAGACTCCATACTCTGCCAATAGTTCAACGGCTATTACGATTGCTTTGACTAATGGAACAGTTCAGATTATTACGTTGACAGGAAATGCGACTATCACAATGCCAACTGCAACAAGTGGTAAGTCTTTCATCATGTTCTTGAAGCAAGATGCAACAGGCTCACGTTCTGTTACATGGTCAACTGTAAAGTGGGCTGGTGGTACTGCACCAACGATTACCGCCACAGCATCTAGGCAAGATATCTTCAGTTTCTTTGCAGATGGCACAAACTGGTACGGGGCTACTCTTGGCTTGAACTACACACCATAAGGGTTTCTCATGTTTGCAGCATCAAAATCAGGCTCAGCGGCTGACCCAACTGACGCACAATTTCCCTACGTCACCATGCTTCTACATGGCGATGGGACTAATGGCGCACAAAACAACACGTTCTTAGACTCATCCACAAACAACTTCACAATCACCCGTAATGGCAATACAACTCAAGGCACATTCACGCCTTATGGGTCTAATTGGTCTAATTATTTGGACGGTTCTAGCTTTTTATCATTCCCATATACAAGTAATTATGAGTGGACAGCAAGTGACTTTACTGTTGAAGCATGGGTGTTCCCAACGTCATTGACAAACTGGAGTTACAACAACGCTGGTTATTTGCACTCAACAATGATTGGAAATCACAGCTCAACTGGCGTGCAAGACACATGGTCTTTTGGCCCCTTGTCAGATGGTCGAGTTGGTTTTTATTACTATTCCGGCGGTCAACAAGCGGTTTATTCAACAGCAACAATTTCGGCTAATCAATGGTCGCATGTTGCTATGACCAAGACTTCTTCTGGCATCACAATTTTTGTTAACGGTGTTGGAACTACTGCAACCGCAGTAACTGGAACGCCCGCCACAGATAACTATGGCATGGTGATTGGCAAGAGCAATAACACAACATTAAATGGTTATGTGTCTAATGCTCGTATTGTTAAAGGAACGGCAGTCTATTCTGGGACAAGTTACACAGTTCCAACTGCACCATTGACAGCAATTACTAACACACAGTTTTTGTCTTGCCAAAGCAATAGGTTCATTGACAACTCTACCAATGCCGCAACCATCACAGTAAATGGCTCACCAAGCGTCCAACGCTTCAACCCATTTGGTACTTCTACCGCCTACTCCACAAGCGTGATTGGTGGCTCTGGGTACTTTGATGGTAGTGGGGATTATTTGAGTGTTGCTGACAATTCAGCTTTTAATCTGAATGGCGTTTCGTTTACTGTTGAGTGCTGGGTTTACTGGAACAGCGTTTCTGGCGAACAGAACATTGCAGAACAATTCACAGGCCCGAGTGGGCCGGGGTGGACGCTGTATAAGTTTAATTCGTCAACCGGCTCTCCAGCGGGAAGTATTGATTTTTATGGCAGTAGCGGCTCTATCAATTCAGGTGTAACACCTGTTGCTGGTCAATGGTATCACTTGGCTATTAGCCGCAATAACTCAACTGGTACAACATCTTTTTATGTTAACGGCACAAGAACGGCTACTGCAACATTTGGTGTTGGTTCATCAGCATCAACGGCTTTGCTTGTTGGTGTGCGAAATGGTGGAACTACTTGGTTTAATGGGTACATGGAAGATTTGCGTGTGGTCAAGGGTTCTTATGTTTATGACCCAACCGCAACAACTATTACAGTCCCCACCACGCCACTGACAGCAATCACAAACACATCATTGCTTCTGTCTTACACCAACGCAGGCATCTTAGACAACGCCATGATGAACGACTTAGAAACTGTGGGCAATGCACAGATTTCTACAAGCGTTAAGAAGTATGGTACTGGCTCAATGTATTTTGATGGTAGCGGGGATTATCTAACTGCGCCTAGCAACCCTGCTTACAATTTAGGTAGTGGTTCATTTACTGTTGAATTTTGGTTATACCCAAACACAATTACCATTCCAAATCCTGATAATGAATCATGGCTTGTTGCCCGTACAAATTACAGTTCTGATATTGGATGGTCTGTTTTCCAAGCAAATCAACAAATTAGATTCAGAATAGGAAATACAGGCGGCACTATTGCAACTGGAAATGTAATAACTGCAACAACATGGCAACATATTGCCGTTGTTAGGTCTGGAAGCACTATATCTATTTACGTTAACGGCACAAGTCAAGGTTCTGGCACTAATTCATCTTTTACAGATGCTTCAACTGTTTTAGTAGTTGGCGGGATTACAGCAACAACAGGATGGAATGGTAATAAACCACTTGACGGCTACATAGACGAATTACGCATCTCCAAGGTCGCAAGATATACCACGACGTTCACGCCTCCAACGGCTGCGTTCCCAAATAACTAAGGACTAACATGGACATTGCTAAACTTATTGATGGACAACTGGTTGTTGCTGATTACCGAGAGATGTTTAAAGAAACATCATTCCCTGCTACTGGCCCTAATGATGACTTCTTTACTGAGAACAACTGTCTAAAGGTTAGTTCTTTTAAGTCGCACGACAGAGCAACTCAAATGCTTGTTAGTTGTGGGGCTTATGTCGAGGATGGAGTGGTCTATACAGTAGAAGTGCAGACTAGACCAGAGCCAGTAATTGAAACAATCACCATTGACTCAAGTGGTGACTCAATCACAGGTGGTAGTGCATGAGCGAAGTAAGCCATGAGCAAATCTACGAAAGACTGCTTGCAGTTGAATTAAAGGTAGATGAGATAGACAAGAACACAAAAGGTCTTGTAGAGGCTATAAATGCCCTTGATGGGGCTTTTAAAGTTCTTGGATGGGTTGCCTCTGTTGCTAAACCTATTCTATGGATAGGTGGGTTAATTATGGCTGCTGGTGCTATCTGGCAAACATGGCTTAAAAAATGATGGATTGGCTAGAAGCTATTGTGGCTCTAGCCTTTTTGTTTTGCTTTGTCATGTTCTGTAGTCATGTCATTCTTTGGGCTATGCCGTGAAATGGGTGGCTGCACTTGTTTTAGTTTTAGCACTTCACTCCACAGGGCAAGACCTTTGTAGTGTTCGAGAGTTTTACATAATTGCTTACACAATACACAACCCAACTGAGCGTCATCAGCAAATGTCTATGTGGCTTACAAAACATCAGCAATTGTGTAAAAGTTCCGACTTTGTTGTAATTTGGAATAATCTGAGTGAATGGGCTGGTGCGGCTGATGGTGCGGAGTTAAGACATAAAGTTGTTCAAGGATATAAGACAGCACTTGAGAGGGAAAAGAAATGATTGATACCATTAAATTGTTTCCTACTGTTCAGCCATCAGGGTATCCAGATAGACATGACCTTGCCCAAGTGAAGCTAGAGAAACAACATGAAATGAACAAGGCAAACGAGTTAGCCAAGTTAAAACAGGCTCAATTACAAGACTTAGAGTTTGAGATTTATACAAAAAAAGTAGTTCAACAGCGACTCCGCATGGAGATATTTCAGAATCGTAAACTGGATATTTATGTATGACCAAGAAACCAACGAAACCGCAGATAGAAGTGAAAGACAAACTAACCCTTTGGGTAACTCTGATGGTAAGTGCGACCCTGTGCATCTCTGTTTTGGCTATGGTGGTCAGCTTTATGCTTGGCCTTTGGGCCAAAGAAGTGGACAACGCAGAGATATTCAAGATGATTTCACCCGCTTTTTCTACTCTTATCGGAGGCATGATTGGATTCCTGAGTGGTATCAAACTCATGCAAAATGAAGACACTAAAAAGGAAAACAAATGCTAGGACTAGACGCACTAATGCAAGTGGGCAGTAAACTCATTGATAAACTCATTCCTGACCCAGAGGCTAAAGCCAAGGCGCAGTTTGAACTAGCCAAGATGGTTCAAGATGGTGAACTAGCAAAGATGGCTAACGAAACCAAACTCTTTGAGGTTGAGCAAGAAAACGTCACTAGGCGAGTTGAAGCGGATATGGCTAGTGACTCTTGGTTATCCAAAAATATACGCCCTATGACCCTTATATTCCTTTTGGTAGCCTATTCTGGCTTTGCCATTGCCTCCATCTTTGAATATGAAACTCGTGGTGCTTATGTAGAGTTGTTAGGTCAATGGGGAATGTTGGTTATGTCGTTTTACTTTGGTGGTAGGACTATGGAAAAAATTGCTGATAGGGTGAAAAAATGAAAGAAAACTTTGAATCTTGTTTGAAAGCAGTTTTGCACCATGAGGGTGGATTTAGTAATCATCCACAAGACACAGGCGGTATGACTAATCTTGGCGTAACCAAACGTGTCTGGGAGGAGTGGGTAGGACATGAGGTTGATGAAAAGACTATGCGAGGTCTTACCCCAGAGATTGTTTCTCCAATGTACAAGGCTAAATATTGGGACAAGGTTAAAGGTGACGATTTACCTAATGGCGTGGACTATTGCGTGTTTGACGCTGCCATTAACTCAGGAACAGGTAGGGCTTCTAAATGGCTACAAGTGGTTGTAGGCGTTGAGGCTGATGGTGCGATAGGTGCAAAGACTTTGCAAGCTGTGGCTAACATGGATGCCAATGAACTGGTCAAGGATTACAACGACAAGCGTTTGTCTTTCTTGAAAGATTTACCAACTTGGTCAACATTCGGCAAAGGATGGGGGAAAAGGGTTGCAGAGGTTAAAGCTACTGGTTTAGACATGGCTTAAACTAAAATGTCATAATATCCATATAAGGTGTTGATATGTCTAATATACCTACACCAGAAGACGCACAACTCTTTGCACAAAGTGTCAGAAAATGGCAACAAGTCTTGAGCCTTGGGGATTGGAGAATTGAAAAGGGCATGAAGCCAGCGAAGGCTGCTATGGCTAGTGTGGAGTTTAACCAGACAGCTAGATTGGCTACCTATCGGCTAGGTGACTTTGGTGCTGAAAAGATAACACCAGATAGCCTAGACAAGACAGCACTTCACGAGTTGTTGCACATTTTCTTACACGACTTGATGTGTGTAGCGACTGACCCTAAGTCTTCTGATGAGGAAATAGAGATGCAAGAGCATAGAGTTATTAACTTGCTAGAAAACTTACTCTCTAAGGATTCTCATGGTATCCAGTAATGGCATGAATTCCTGTACGGATGAGCAGTTCATAGAGTTGTGGGACAAGTATCGGTCTGTTACAAAAGTAGCAAAGATTCTAGGCATAACTGAGAGAGCAGTTAACTACCGCAGAAGAAGCATGGAAGAAACCCATAAGCTAAATTTACCTGCAAGTGACTCTCGTAGTGCTAAATACGATTCCAACAGACCAAAATCTTTCTCTCCTTTAAAGCAAGTAAGCCTTGGCATACTGGACGGAACAGTTATTGTGTTCTCAGATGCTCACTTCATCCCTGCTCAGCGTACAACGGCCTTTAAAGGGCTTCTATGGGCTATAGAACAGTTTTCCCCAAAGGCTATCATATGTAATGGTGATGCGTTTGATGGTGCGTCTATAAGCCGCCATGATGTAACTGACCAACCACAGACTTCTGTTATCCAAGAGTTAAAGGCTTGTCAGGGTGCATTAGGTGAGATAGAGGAAGTCGCTAAAGCAGCGAGGCACAATGTAAAGCTACTGTTTACATGGGGTAATCACGATATTAGGTTTGGCAATCGTTTAGCCCAACACGCACCACAATTTAAAGATGTTATCGGGTTTAAGTTGACAGACCATATCCCAGATTGGGACTTTTGTTGGGCAGTATGGCCTACTCAAAATGTCATCATCAAGCACCGCTACAAGGGTGGAATTCACGCCACTCACAACAATACTGTCAATGCGGGTGTGTCAATCGTTACTGGACACCTGCATTCCTTGAAAGTCACGCCATTTTCTGACTATAACGGGGTTCGGTATGGTATTGACACTGGAACATTGGCTGAGACTGATGGCCCACAATTTACCTATGCTGAGATAAACCCAAACAATCATAGGTCAGGCTTTGCGGTGCTGAACTTCTTTAATGGAAAGCTACTCTGGCCTGAGTTAGTCCACAAGTTTGATGAAGACCATGTGGAATTCAGAGGCGAAGTAATTGATGTGAGTGCATTTTGAGTGCTTGGCTCATCATTGTTACTGGTGCTATCTACGCCTATATAGCTGGTGAACAGCTATGGAAAGGTAACCCAAGCATGGCAATGGTGTACGCAGGGTACGCATTTAGCAACGTGGGTCTTTACCTGTTGGCTAAGTAGCATCTCTCTGGAAGACTCCGTTAGGCAATAGTATGCCCTTGCGATTCTTAATCTGGTCATACGCAACTTCCATGCAGTTTACTAGATTTATGTCTTGCAGCACACAATAATTGATAAGACAGACCATTACATCTCCTACTGCGTCTATGACTGCTTCCTTATCGTGCTTGATGGTTGCATCAGCCAGTTCACCCATCTCTGAAACTGCTTTAAGTAGCTGAGACTCTGGGTTACTGTTAGGAATAATCTTTCGAGCCTCTGCCCATTGGATTATCAACATTTCAATGTGTGCGTATGACGACATAATTATCCTTTCGAGTTTGCAAATTCGTACCACATGACATAAAAGTCTTTTAAGTAATCAAAACCTTCTCCTATCTTGACGCATTTACCTAGAACAACTTGGAACACATCTCCAACTTCTGTTTGTTCTTTGTCTGTGTTGCCAATGATGACTAACACAGTAAATTTAGGCACTTGAGCAAAAGCCTTGAGTAGCAATTGCTGACCAGTAGCCATATTCTCATTAGGTTTCTTCCACTCTCCGATTAGGAAGTGTCCCCTTCTCTCGCAAATCATGTCTATATTGCTAGGTAGGAAATGCGAGTTACTAGGAATCAAACCTTGGAAATCACGGAAGTCAGTATGAGTTGCATACTGATTTCTCATAGTGGTGAGGGTACTCATTGCTCGTCCGCAAGCCGAAAAAGCCTTTGCACAACTTTCCCCTCGTAATCAAAACGGAATTTCCGAATCGTCAAACGATGCTTTCTTGGGCTTATTTAAAGAAGCGTCAGCGTTCTTATTCTTGATAGATAGGGACATAAACTTCTGTCCATCTTTGCTTACTTTAAGCCAAGCAGATAGCCAGAATTCTACCCCATCTACGTTTAACGAGCCTTTGTAATCAGGAAACTTAGCATCGTCTTTTCTATCGTTCTTGAACAAAGAACCCCTGTTGTTGTTGTCGTATTCCATATTAACCTTTCGCTTTCTTAATTGCACTTCTAATATTGCTTGGCATCAAGCCCCACAAAGCTACTTTTTGGTCAGCCTCTAGGTTCTCTTGTTCCAACCTTACCCAAGCTGCCTTGGGGTCTTTCTCACAAGTAGCAATCAATTCAACTGCTAACTCGTCAAGATACTTTAGTATTTCAATAGGTAATTCATCTCGTATGCCTTGTGCTGGCGTGATGATTACCGCTTCCTTGATAGGCGCAGAAGAATCCAGAGCATCATGCTCAACGATTTCCATAGCCGTAACCCACAGATAGCGTCTGGTGTATGTTTCAACTGCACCAAGGTTCTGGATAGGATGGCAACCCTTTAGATTGGCC